AGATAATAAGTGTCTGGATTTCCAAACGTACTCATGATTCCATGCTGTGTAGATATGCAAGGAACAAGATCTCCAAGTCTGATTGCGTTAATATCAACGTCGATCATATGCAGATCAACAGCTGTAAGTTCAATCGTGATTGCTAAGTTGATGCACTTCTGCAGATATTTATTTGCTTCTTCCAGTAGTTTGTCTGGATCATATACCTCAGAGAAATCAACCTTGTCATAGATCCATCCATATAGATCTACGGCATCCTGGCTATATACATAATCCGTTCCGTTATGACCATTTGCTGTTGTGATTGTCACGTTATCTTTTCCAACTGGGATAATCGCTGTTTTAATGTCTTCTGCCTTAGAGTATTTCTTCAGATCGAGAAGATTTTCTCCGAAACGAATCACCTGATTACTTACATTTCCATACTGCTTTACATAATCAAGATACCGTATGTTTCCATCATGCCGAACACGAAGATACCCTTCGTATTTCCCTAAGAAATTGGAATTAATAAAATCCCAGGTCTTCTCATAATTTGTCGATAAACTTGAGATCGTAACACTTTCAATATTGATCACGCCGATTTCAAATCGTTTTTCTTCTTCTACCTGCGAATTATGCTCTTGAATCAGTCTTTTAAAAACCTCTATATTGGTATCGGCTGTCCCAGCTTCTGTTGTTTCGGTTCCGTAATTATGCGCACGTTGTACTGAATCTAACAAAAAAGCAAGCTCCCCTTCACAGGAAATCTGCCCTGTGTTTTGAAAATCTTTTTCATCCGTTAAACTTCTTCCGGAAAATAACAGCTCATCATCTTCATAAACATCGATTCGAGATTTTAACTTATTGATATCGTTAACGTGAGGATGCGTTTGTAACATCCCAAAATCAAGATTTCCTGTTTTATTTAGCTCTAATGATATCTTAGGGCTAAGCACCATATAATGCGGATCGCGGACATCGTGCAGTGTTTTCCCGTCACATAGTATCTTATACATTTATAAACTACCTCCTCGATAATCGACAGATACTGTCCCATTTCCTGTAAACGTTAAAAGGTTATCCCCTTCTGATAACCAGATATCGAACACTTTACTTTTGCCCTTTGGAAGATCATAAGTGGCCCCGTTATATGTAACCTGCATCGGTGTATCACATTCGATCACAGGAATCACTCTCTTTCTTCTTCCATAAATATTTAGCTCGTATTTTCCAGAAACTTTGATGCCTCCATATTCACGGATAATATCAGTTTCAAAATTAAAATCATCCCATAACCAATCTTCCAGAGACGAAGCAACTTCATACTTATATGGATCAACTTCTCCGGACATTACAAGCTTTCCATTTATACGATCTGTCTTTTCGACATCAATCGTAAGTCGGCCAATGTAATAAAAAGATGGATCAGTATCGAGTAAGATCTTCATTTTCTTACCAACCAGGTAATTTGCAATGTCCGATACAATAGATCCCCATTCAAAAAAGTCTTCGTCTGGAGTTTCAAATTCTAAGGAAAGACTACGATTCTTGTACTTAACATCCCCACCAGTAACTGCTTCCGTAATATCCAGTGTTCCGTCTGCTCCTGGCACATCCTGTTCATAAGTTTTTGGCTCTGGAAAGCCAAGAGTGATCGCAGTCCATCCAAGATTCCAATCTTTTAATGTGTGTTTTTCTCCGATCGTGACTCCTAATGTTCCTGGCATACTATACACCTCCTCTTGATTTTCGTGCTGCTCTTGTACTTAGCTCTGTGTCCATGTAAGGGGCGATTACTCTTGTAACCTCTCGGCCATCTATAATCAGTGGCACTTCTATTCGCTCTGGACCGGTATAAACTATTGACTCTGATCCATTAGCTGAATCCGTTTGCACAACTGGCTGCATCCTTGTTGTGATCGTCTGCATCTGCAGGTTGATCGCATCCTGCATCCTTGACTGAATATCTTGAACGTTCAACTTCGCTTTTGCAAATTTCTGTGCCATGTTCTGAGAAATCGTTCCCATTTGTTTATACAAATTTGGCGCTTCTTTTTCATGTCCTTTGATTGCTCCCTGAATATCATAAGAACCAATCTTTGCAAATTCTCGAGATGGGGAATGAATCTTAAGTGTCTTTTTGGCTGTCTTAATAATATTCTGGCAGATCTTTTTCATGGATTTGCTGAGGTTTCTGGTTTCGCTTTCCATACCCGCAGTTAACCCTTTAGCAATATTAACTCCTGCCTGTTTCATCTCTTTCTGCAGGTCATCCGTGGCTTTCTTAAGCTTCTCCCCATATTCTGCCTGAATCTTAGCAAAATCATCAGCAAAAAAGCTTTCTGAGAATGACTGTGACATGTTCTGCTGCTTGTTCCACTTCTCGATATAAGCTTTCTGCTCTGCATCAGTCATGTTCTTAAACCATGCCATGTATGCAGTTCCTGCATCAATGTCCATTCCGAGAATCTTTTCCATCATAGACTCAGGAATCTTGTTTTCTAGCGACTTCAAGTTCTTTTGATACTTTTCAATGTCCATGATATTCTGATCAAGGTTATAGATATTTCCCCAAGATTGCTGTTTATCAGTTAAACTGTCCATCTTGTTCTTGATGTTGTTATACGCTTCCTGGTATTCATCTGACAGTTCCTGTAGTTTTTCCTGTGCAATCTTATTTAATCGATCAGCTTCTTTCTCAAATGCATCATTGTATGCTGCTGCCGTTTTTTCTCCCGCAATTTTTAATTGCTTTTCTTCTGCAGCATTCTGCTTCTTTAACTTTTTCAGCTGTTTTTTTAATTTTGCTTTTTTCTTTTTATTTTTTGTCTTACTGATCTTATCTTGAAGATTTTTCTCTGCTGTATCGTGCTTTGAAGAAACTTTACTTGTCTGCTGATCAATGATTTCTTGTACAGTTTCTGATGATCTTGACTTGGCCGTGTTGAGTGCTTCGGATATACCAGACACAAGGTTGTTTCCGATGTCGGAATAATTTCCTTTTTTCGATGCACTCTTAGCTGCAGATAACGCTTCATTTACAGCTAGATTCATTTCTGCATTGAGTTCTGTCTGTCCTTCTCTGACACCCTTTGCTACACCTTTTGGAATATTCTTACCGATTGCATCTTTATATACACGAGATGGAGAATGGATTCCTAAGGCTGTTGCTGTAGCTTCTACCGATGCGTTAGCCATCTCTCCAGAAGCATCTTCCACATCTTTCGTATGCTTTCGGATACCTGCTGCCATTCCTAACGGCATCCATTTTCCTACGTCACTATCCATAACACGGGATGGTGAATGAATCTTACCTTCTGCTTTTGCGGCTACAACTGCTGCTCTTACTGCTTCTCTTGCGGCTGCTGATACAGCACCGGAATTTGATCTGATACCAGATGCAATTCCTGCAGATAAATTGCTACCAACGGATACAAAAGAAGATTTCTGCGCACTTGCTCCGGAAGAACCTGCTTTAGCTACTTTTGAACCGGCACTTTTTGCAGCTCCAGATTTTGATGCAATTCCTTTTGCAAAATCATTTCCAAGCTTCGCTCCTGCTTTCTTCGCTGATCCATCACTTGATGAAAGTGCTTTCGCAGTTGTGCTTTTCAGCGTTTTTACACTTGTTTTTGTTTTTGAAGATGCTTTTTGCGCTTCTTTCGAATAAGATTCAAATGTCTTTTTCCCACTTTTTGAGTTATCAGTCGGAGTTATCTTAGAGTTCTTCTCTGTATCTGCTTTACTTTTTTTAACAGTATTTGCAGTCTTTTTAGCCGCATTTCCTACAACATTAAATGATTTTGCGGCACCAGAATTATTAGCAGTCTTTAACGTTGTATTGTTTTCTATATTTTTCTTTGACTTACTTGTATCCTTTTCTGCTTTATCAAAATCCTTTTTGACTCCATCTGTCAATTGTTTTACTGCAGCTTGAACAGATATTTGTCCTTGCGCAACTCTGGTTGCTAATTCTGTTGGAACTTTTGATCCTTCAATTCCTGCCTTATCTATCATATCCTGAAAAGATACCAAATTACTCAGTGCCTTAACTGCTTCTTCGGGTTTCATACTTCCAGATGTGATACCATTCGCCAAATAATCAGGTACTTCAATTCCACCTTGCAATGCCTTGGCTTTCATTCCCTCAAACGTAATAAGATTCTCAACAGCTTTTATAGAGGTTGGAACAGCATACTGTCCGGAACTAATTCCCTGTGCAATACTGTCTGGAACTTCTTTTCCTTTATCTTTTACTTGCTGAATTAAATCTTCCCAGTTAATTGCATTTCCAAGCTGTGTTGCTGCGGTTTTAAATGAAACAGATCCATCAGAAATACCTTGTGCCAAATACTGTGGAATTTTCATTCCCTGTTCCTGCATCTTGGCCAACTGATCGGAATTAACCAGATCATCTAATTTGATCAAGCTCTTTAATTCTTTTCCGGAAGTCGGATTTGCATAAACACCCTGTTTGATTCCCTCTCCAACAGATTTTGGAATATCACTTGCCTTGATCTTGGCTTGCTTAGACAGGTCGTCTAAGGATTTCAAATATGCAGTATAATTTGCCTGCGCAGTATATTTATCTGTGTAAGTATCCAATTCTTTATGTGCATCGTTTAGATTCTTACTACTTTTCTTTACTGCCCCATCGGCTTCTTGTAGAGCTTTTTTATATGTTATTAGGTCTTCTCCTAATTTTTCAAGTTTCTTATCTCCACTACCTAACCCAACTTCGCTTTTTCGCTTATCAAATTCTTTTTGTGTAGCTTTTACTTTTTCTTGTGCTTTTGCTCGATCTTCTAATGCTTCTTTATATGCAATTTCTGCTTCTGCAGACTTTTTTGCTGCGCTTTCCATGCCATTCTGGTAGGCTTTGGCCATTGCCTGTTCTTTCAGTGCTGCGATATTTTTCTTGATCGCAGAAGTAGACTTATTTAGCTTATCTGCTTCTTTGTCATACTCAAGATTCAGCCCTGGCAATAATTCATTTAACTGTTTAACAACACTTGCGATCTGTGCTTTTGTCCCGGCACTTTTATGCTCAACATTCATCAGTTTTGTTAATCTCTGATACAGCTGATCTGCCTGAACACCATTTGCACGTGTAGAATCCACATTTTTCTGATTTTCTTTATGTAAGCTCTTGATCGATGCCGCCATCTCTTCTTGTTTCTTTTTGAGTTTTGTACAAGAAGAATAGTATCGATCTGCTTCTGTAACCGCTTTTTTCTGTGTCAAAGCATATGCTGCGACTCCTGCTGCTAATGCTCCAACCGCAACAACTCCTAAACCTACTGGACCGCCAAGTGCTGTACATGCTGCATTAAAAGCTCCTGTTGCTGCTGTCGCAAGAGAAATCTTACCTGTAAAGATTCCAACGACTGTCTGCAGTGCAGTCAAGCCACCTTGCTGTGCCACTAAAGTGATCGCATTTGCCTGCTCCATTGTTTTTAAGGCGCTAAAAGCTGTAGTTAATGCTGTAACTCCTTTAGATGCAGTGTTGAAAACTTTAACTCCTGCCCAGGCACCCATGAATGATGTCGCAAGTGGAATAACTACACCCATGTTATCTCCAAGCAGTTTTGTAGAAGTGGCCAATGCTTTTACTCCACCTTTGCCGGCTACCATAGCCACTTTTCCAAGATTTTCAACAGTATTTATCGCTTCCTTCGGAACAATCTCTTTTATTCCACCTTTTTTCAATTTGTTAGATAAAACCCTTAACTGTGCTGTTCCAACACCGACAGCCTTTGTTAGCGGCGTTTTGATATCTTCATAAATGCCGATTCCAACAGACTCTGCTACTGATCCGAGGTCGTACAATGCTCCTTGCAGATTGTTGTTCATAACATCGGCCTGTTTCTTTGCTGCGCCAGAAGAATTATCAATCGCCTTTTGTAATTTGTTGAAATCAGAATCAGATGCATTAACGATTGCCAACAGACCAGACATTGCTTCCTGTCCTGCGATACTTGAAGCATAAGAAGCTTTCTGACTTTCTGTTAATCCAGAAAATTTTTCTCTCAATTCTGCCATCGTTTCACGAAGTGGCTTCATGGATCCATCAGCTTTTGTTGTGCTGATACCAAGCGCATTTAATGCTGTAGCTGCATCTTTCGGAGGTTTGACAAGTCGCGTAATGATAGATCTCAAAGATGTACCTGCTTGGCTTCCTTTGATTCCGGCATTCGCCATCAGTCCAATTGCTGTAGCTGTATCTTCGATACTATATTTCATGGATCCGGCCAATGGTGCAACATACTTAAAGGTTTCTCCCATCATTGCAACATTGGTGTTAGAACTACTCGATGCTTTCGCTAGTACGTCTGCAAAATGTCCAGAATCCTTTGCTTTCAATCCGAAAGCGGTCATTGAATCTGTTACAATGTCGGATACTGTTCCAAGGTCTTCTCCGGAAGCTGCAGCTAAATTCATAACACCAGACAATCCAGAAACCATCTGGTTTGTTTTCCATCCGGCCATAGCCATGTATTTAAGTGCTGTGGCAGATTCCGTAGCAGAAAACTTCGTTGTAGCTCCCATCTGCTTTGCTTTTGCAGATAGCTTTTCCAGGTCTTTTCCAGATGCTCCGGAGATTGCCTGGACCTCACTCATTCCTGCTTCAAAGGACTTACCTACATCGATCGTCTTTTTTGCGGCCGCCACAGATGCAACTCCAATTACTGCTGCAGATTTTTTCATCAGCCCGGCCATCTTTGATGTTGCGCTCTCTGTACTTGCTACTGTACTTTGATTAGATTCTTCCCAAGACTTTTTTGCGCCATCTGCACTTTCTTTTGCAGTTTCCTTTACCTTTTTATGAGACTGCTGCATCTTCGTAGATGCGGATTCTGTTCCTTTTGCTGCAGTATCAGCTCCTTGCTTTGCTGCCTGTCCTGCTTTCGATGCTGAATCCTTTGCGCTCTTTTCTACTTGTTTTCCAGTTTTCTCTGCTGACTTAGCAACTTCTTCTACACTCTTTTGTGCCTGATCAGAAGCTTTATCTATCTCCTGTGCTGTACTCTTAGACGAAGATTCAACCTCTTTCTTAAGATCATTTAATCCTTTTTCTACACCGGAGTTATCCAGTTTGGTTTCTATTGTAACTGTACCATCTGCCATGTTTTCACCTCATCAAATAACTAAAAATTTAAAGTTTCTAAGCTATTTGACGTCCTGGGTGCTCAACCTGCAGATCCAAGCTCTCGCCTGTTCGCTTCTTCTGACTACTTTCTCGGATTAGTCACATTCCGTTATAGTTTTACGCCTTCTCGGGCAATTTTGGTATAATAAAAGCACCTAGGTTATCCTAGATGCTCCTTTTAATTATTCAATTTTATAAATTTAACAATTGCTTTTTCTTCGCATTAAATTCTTCCTCTGTTAATATTCCTTCTTTCTTTAAATCTGCCAATTTTCTTATCTCATCTGCAATTGATGTAACTTTTGCTGGTTCTGGGGAAATTTTTGAAATCTTCGGATATTTTTTGAGCTCCATTGACAGCTCATCCATAATAGTCTTTAAATTCTTATTATTCTTTCCCATGTCAACAACGCTTCCGAATACTCCTGTTTTAGATGCAGACGTCACTTCTACAATACTTTCTCCATCTTCTGCTGCTTTAACCGTTACTGTCACATTTTCTCCCCACGAAAATGCACTGATACCAGCTTTTAAATAAACCGTTTTTAGTAATTCATCTACAGAATCTACTTTCATCCCATATATATACTGAGATGATTTTTTTAGTGCTTCAAAAACATCTTCTACACTGTAAGGGATCTTCACTGATGAATTATGATCTGCTACTCCCATATCTTTTTCCTCCCGAATATTTTTCTTTAATTATACAATATTAAGAAAATACTCGCAACAAAAGAACGCCTGTCTCCAGACGTTCTCTATATAACATTTATGCCACCTGCTTAAATTGTTCTATCGCAATATCGCAAACAAGATTTGCCACCCTTATTGCCTTTTTATTTCCAACTTCTATCAATTTATCAATCCATTCTTTTCTTAACTCTTTGATTTCGACCTCATTCAACCCTTGCATTTCACAAAGCAGCTCTGATAATAAATCTTTTAATTCATTCATCTACGCCACCTCCTGATAAACAACTTTACACTTGTTAATCTTTCCATTGGATAACTGATATTCAATCATGGTAGGATATCCATTAGTTTCTAGCCATTCTTTTATTTTTCGGAATACGCTGTCCTTATACTGAATTGTAACACCATCATGCCCATTTCTACTGTACGCTGTTTTTACAATTTCATTTTCGACTATATCTAATTTTTGAATGATACCACTAACAGCTTTATCATGAGGTTTGCCACTGTTTGACATGATCCCTAATTCTTTAGCGATCTTTGTACAATCCCATAAAACTGGTATCTCTGAAATCAGTGGTACATTGATTGGATAGCCATTGTCTGAATAAATACGAACAACCTCTGCTGCTATGTATTTAGAATCTACTCCTGCATCATGCAATGCGCTTTTTATATTTTTTACCATTTGATTTACAGATGGTAACTTTTCTCTTTTATTAGAACTTTCTTTCTGAGTGATTCCATACTGAATCACATCTTCCATATCGTGGAATCGGTTGATGTATTTTGCTGTAAACTCTGTGCCTTTGATTCCTGTTAACTTGTGAGCAATGAACTCGCAGCCTTTCTTTGTAACATCAAAACATTGCAATACTCTTCCTGTTTTGTCTTTATATGTACTGTCTCGAAAAAATTCACTGGGCTCAATTTTGAGCTCAGTCAATTCATAAGTGTATTTTGCAATATCTCGTAATAAATTCTTATGTCTCTTTTCAACCATATCTGCGACTTCTAAACTACTAATTGTCTGTTCTGTCATTTTTAAATCATTCATTCTGTTACCTTTCTTCCATAAATCGGATATTGATTTTTGCACCAAAATGAAGTAACATTATAATAATGATACCTTTTTGGTGTTATCATCTGGGGATAGCTTGTACCGGCCAAAGTATTCAGCTGTTCCCTTTTTTTGTTTCTAAAGTTCCTCATTTAATTTGCGTATCCCTTCACGTATCGCTGCGGACTCACTGGTTCCATACTTACGACAATATCCTATAAGTATGCTATCCGTATCCTCGTCAACTCGACACTGAATTTTTCTGTTTTTAGGATTTCTGGTGGGACGTCCTCTTCTTTCATGTGCTAAATCTTCAGTTTTCATTATCTGTATTCTCCTTTCTACTATTTTTCGTAATTATAATATCACTATTTTTCGTAATAGTCAATACTCTTTTTCGTGTTTACAAATATGATTTTTCGTGTTTTAATTATAATATAAATATAAAAGGAGGTGCTTTATGGCATTTGGAAAAGAATTATCTGATATCCTACACCAAGAAAATATGACTGTAAAGGAATTGGCTGAATCAGCAGATATTCCTGTTACTACCCTGTATTCTTTAATTAAACGTGATAACAACACAGTTAATTTGGATTATGTACGTCGCATCTGTGACATATTAGGATCTGATCACGCAAGTCAATTACTTTCAGCTGCTAATCTCTCCAGTTTCATCAACTCTAACGTTACTGCTGCGGTTTTAGCCAGTGGCTCAAAAAGCCCTAACAAACTCAGTGTTAAAAATATCTACACAAAGGAAGAAAAATTACTCCGTCACTATCATGCCTTAAATCCAGAAGGTCAAGATTTATTACGTCGCTACGCCAGGGATTTATATGATCTTCCACGCTATAGAAAGGAAAAAGATTAACCATTGCACAGAGGCTACTTCAATAGTTTTCTGTGCTTTGTCTCCTCCTGCATTTGACTCTAACACATCCTGTTTTTTTGTCAAATTTCTTACTCTTTTTTGACATTTTCCATTTGTGCAAATCTCATAATCTTTTTTAAGTTTAATTCCTATTTTTGCATCACCTTTGTGATGCATTTTTCTTCTCAAAATTCTCGATTTACGCATATTTTTTATGCACATTGCAAGAATTTGACTTTTTTACAATATTCCTGACAGATCACCGCCATTTAGCAGTATCTGTGTTATCTCATCCTGTCTCTTCTTCTCTTCTTTACTTATATCATCCGGAAGTGCATAGATCTTTTGCATCTCCCTTATCCTTTTTCTCTGTTCTTTGTCAAAATTCTTTAACTCTGCCCCACGATATCCGATGATCTCACAGATCTTGCAATCATCATGAAGGGCACTAAACAATGACATGAACTTCCACCAATGTAAAAAATCAACCTCAAACAGATCAATCTTATAATCCTGCATAAACCCTGCATTGATATAATCAAAATCATATTCAAAACTGATCACTCTCTTCTTCGTTTTTACTTTTGTCTTTTCATCCTCTTTACCACATGAATAAAACCACAGCATTTTTTCCATTGCTTCTTCCAGATCATCCGGAACATTATCTTTGTAAAAGAGTTTTAGTGCATCATAATATTTTGCATTTGCGATCGCATCTTTTTCTTCAATATCGATTTCTTTCATCATTTCTTCTGCAAACTTCTTTTGATCATCTGTAACTTCTTTTCCAAAAATAATCCCTTCAACATTCATGATCGTTCGGAAATCAGCATCGATCTTATATGTTTTACTCCCGATATCCACTGACACCGGGAGTTCTCTTCTGATCATTCAGCTCCTAACATCTTAGACAGTTCATTGACTCTCTTTTCATGATCTGCTAACTGTGAATCTCTGATAGAATAAAGCTTCTTAACTGCTTTCGTTCTTTCTGTCAGATCATGTTTAGCAGTAAAGATTTTATCTGCAGAACCTTCTCCGAATACTGCATCAAAAAACCTACTCATGATTTCTGACTCGTTTGCAACGCCTTCTGGACCCATCATTCCATCTTTTACATTCTTTTCTTCGTACTCTCCAAGTTCCTTCCACATCTCTTTGCTTGCATCATTAAACTTCTTCATCATATCGGCGTCCAGAAAATTAAATGCAAGCTTCTCTCCATTCCAAATAAACATATATCTTACTCCTTAATTCTAATTCCAAGCTTCGCTTCGCTTTCGTTTACTCTGTCACTGAATCCGGTGTAAATGTCTTTGTCTTTGTATCAAATTTACCCATAACAGGATCTCCTTTGTCGTGAAGTGTTCCCTCAACCTGTAATTCTCCGTCATTATCAGAGAAACTTGAAATTTCAGCAGCTACGGTAAACATACGTGCTTTGAATACTGTCCCAGTGGTATCTCCCTCTACTTTTTCATCCAGATCAACGCGAACAAATTCACGTTCTGCATCCGCTCCTGTTTTTCTCTCTTTACCAATGCTGACCAGATCTTTAATGACCTTTTCGCTTGGAATCTGATCGGCTGTAAATCCGTGCTCACCTTCATAACTTGTAATGCTTGATGTGGATGATTTATCATTGATATATTTTTTACTTGTTGTCTGTGCTCCTGGATCTTCATTTAACTCTGTAAAACCAGTTCCCATAAGTTCGAAGTTCTCTCCTACTTTTAAGTAAGAAGCTTCCTGATAACGCTGTTTTACTGTTTTGCTTGCTGTTTCTGCCATTTTATATTCCTCCTAATTTCTGATAATAAATTAACTGGCACTGAATCTGGTACTGTGCTTTTGATGCATCTGCGTTAAACACGTAGCCATTTGTCAGTGCCTGTATTTTAATTGCTCTTTTTCCTTTATCCATTTCCGGAAGATCATTATTGATCGTACATCGTTCCAACCAGTCTGAGAAATCTTCGTAAAACTCCGCCACATCGATATTCTCTGCAACGTCTGCCCCGAAGTACTCACGGCTTGCCAGGACAAAATTAAAACGGCGTTCTGTGTCGCCGTTAATATATCGCTTTTTAATTGGCTGTGATGTTACCGATGCTTCAATCGCATAACTTTTTGTATCCTCCGGAAGATGTTCCACGCCAACCAGATCATCAAAAGTAGATAAACCTGGATAGTCCTGGATAAATGCTCTCACACTTGCGATTACACTCATTCTGCTTTCCCTCCAATAAACTTCGCAACAGATTCTGTAATCTGATCACCATTATTCGCCCAACACCTCTTATCCCATTCTTTGCCACGGAATCCACTGCCTTTGTTCTCCCAGTATTGTCTCTGTGCATATGGTTGCACATAAACAATAGAATCTTGATTCTCTATTGCAGTATTTTTTAGGACCCCATGATCAAACGGAACATACGGATCCATTTTGTCCCGGAACTCTCCGACAAAAAATCTTTGTGCTGGTCCATTTTTCTCTAATCCTTTTAACTTAAGAATCTGTTCTGGCGAAAAATCTATCTTTACTTGTGTTGCCATCTAAGCACCTCCGATTCTCCAATGTGGTAAACTGCCTCTTCGGTTATCTGAAAACGACAATACCTTTCCTGTGTACTGCTGCTTTAAAAATTCTGATTCTTTCTCAAAATCTTCTAACAACCCTTTTCCAAACAGATCCCCGTTGTTGATCGTCCAATACTTTTCTGCTTCTTCTGCAGATAATTCCCGATACTTGTCTGCATCGATATATTCTCTCCCTTCTGTATCTGCAGATAACGGGATGCGGATCTGATACAAATCGGCAGAACTGAGTCCCTGATCGGTAATAGTTGTCTGCTGCTTTGTGTAAAAATTAACACCTTTGATCTGAGTCTTTAAATAGATCTTTCGTGCTGTCTTTTTATCAACTCCGTGACTGTTATAGATCGTGAGGTCTGCATTTGTCATCATATGGCCCACACCCCCTGTACAAGAGTCCTGTATGTGCAAGATAAGGATACGCCGCTTTCTTACAACGGTGCTCCACAGTGCCTGTTGTTTTGCTCTGACTCGTCACAAAACTTACACTGTATCCATCGTTGTTCTCACTTGCGATCTCCCTTCCTGCATCATCTTTTCTCATTCTATCCTGATACATTACATCTGCCACTGCACATGTGGCCAAGCTTACTTCTTCTGGAATCTCTGTCATATCATCGACTCTGGAAAATGTAAGAAACTTCACAAAAATACTCGCCTTTAAGATCATTCCAGGGAAAGCTTTCTCCGGTATGATCTCGCCATAAAATTTATTTTCGTAGAAATCCCTGTTTGCATATTCCACCATACCGGATCACCGCCTATCCTCTGGAAATGATTCTTGCAATTGGAATTGCTTTATGATCGATTACTTTCTTATCTTGACCAGTTTTTCCGTTGTTGACAAGTTCCCAGTTAGATCCATCTGCAAGTTCTGCGTCTGTTGGCGAATTTGTAGCCTGTTTTTTCTTTGTATAAGAAATTCCATATGGGGCAAATACTTTTCTCTGTCTCATAAACAATGTATCCTCCCCACCATTTTTCATTGGATTACGATACATTTCATATGGGACTTTTGCACCAATGTCTTCGTAATCAAATGCTCCATCTCCTAATGCGAAGGTTGTATATTTCGTATAAGCTTCCTGTGCCGCAACATAACCAGACTCTCCTTTTGTTCCGCTTTCTTCTACTGCAGCAACTTCTTCCGTTGGCATAGAGTCATCGATCAGAACTAAACGGCCATTCCATGTTGCAAGTGTTAACTGTCGTTCAATACCATTTGAATCAGTCTGAGTCATATATTTTAACAGCTTCAAATTTTCAAGATTTGTTGCAACTGCACTGTGCATGATCGCAATTGTGAATTTGGATTTATTATCCCCTGATGCTCTCTGTAAAGCTGTATTTAAAGTATCTGCCTGTACAACATTTTTAACATTCCCATCCTTATCTGTTGCAGTAACTTCTGTAATATCAGAAGTATGATTATCCACGAAAGTCTTGTTTTCTTTTCCTGTCATTGCAAAGATACCTTCCAGTTCTTTTACAATGGTCAACTGGTCAAGATCGGCTTTATAGTCATTCACCTGTGCTGCAACATTATCCATAAAGCTTACACCGCCTGTAATGTCTTCGGAAAAGTCTCGTTCTGTCCATCCTTTCATACGTCCAACTACAACAACACCTCTTTCGAATGTATCTGTGCTGTCCGATGTAAGATTGGTCTCGCCATCATAATTCTGTGCAGTTCCACCAATTAAACCATGCATTGGTAAAGTTGCATATGATGTTCCTGTCTGAGAACTGAACGTATTTTTAATATCCTGATTACCTTTTAAGGCTCTTGATTTGATCAGTTCGTTTCTTTTTAAATTTGGAATCCTCTCTGTATAAGCACCAAATGCCTGAGGATTAAATGATTTAGAATCAAATTTTGCTCCTGCCATTTTTTACTCCTTTATTTAAATTTCTGCTCCGGGATTCTGTTCCATATAGTCACAGAGTTCCGAATATGTCATTTCACTTGGTTTCTTTCCACCAATACCGCCGGAACCACCATTTGTTCCTTTAACGATTGTTGGTGCAGGTTCATCGCTTTCAAACAAAAAGCCGTTTTCTTCCTTGATCTGTGACAGCTGTTCGTCTAAACCAATGATCTTTCCATCGTTTAGTTTCAGTCCGTCCATATCAAGTAACGCTTTAACCGCTTTGCTGTTTCTGGCTTTCGCTCCTGCCAATGCTGCAGTTAACGCATAATCAAATTTCATTTCTGAAATCTGAGCATCTGCATCACTCTTTGCTTTCTCAGCTTTCTCTTTCCAGTCATCTGCTGCCTGCTTGATGCCGTCAATATCCATGTCTTTAAACTTCTGAATCTCTGCATTTGCATCGTTTACCTGAGTTTCAAGATTCTCCGCTTTAAGCTTATAGCTGTCTCGCTCCTGAGTGATCTTCTCTGCTTTCTTCTGTTCTGCTGCGATATCCTTTCCGTTCTCAGCCATGATCTTATCGATCACTTCCTGGGAAAGATTTAAACCTTTTAAAAAATCTGTTTTCATGTTACTATGCTCCTTTCGTATTAGGTTGTTTTAGGCGTGTAACCGACCGCCACGAACCGACTGTTTAAGGTCTGATCAGCTGACCAATGTTATTTCTTTGCATAAAAATAACACCCAGATCTCTCTGCGTGTCCTCTGCAGCTTAACCCTGCTGCGGGGAGATATTTGGATCACCATCCCTTCTATTCTGCTGACTTCATGTTTCGCTGCTCCTTTCTTAAAATTTCGTATAAAAATACCACCTGACATTGATCAGGTGGCGTTTAATCTAAATTAAGTTTTTCTTTACATGCATCGCAATAAAATGATTTTGTTGTTTTTGGATTTCCAACTGGCACTAACTTTCCTTTTTTGCATAATGGACAAGTTGCTTCTTGCCCTTGTCTTACTTTTTTAATTGCTTCATCAACTTCATCCCAAAATCTCATATATAATCACCTCCACGGTAATTCTGGATACAATTCTTTTATTTCTTTAATTATACTTCTTAATTCATCTGCAGTCAATGTATTACGGCGATACTTATGTTTTAACTCCTGAGCTCTGCAAACGCATTCTGACCACTGTGATCCACCAATATCATATCGATGATGTGTTATTTCATGAATCAATGTTTCAGCGGTTTTTTCAATTGTTTTTGTGTCTGATGCATAAATACGAATATTATCTTTCCATTGCTTTCCGTATAATTTATCTGGATTATCAACATGATATGCTAATTCTATATTAATTTCCGGATGATCAACAATATATTTCATTGTCTCTTTTCCAATGTCGGACTTATTCAAATTTCTCTGAACACTCCAATGATTGATCAGATCCTTTTGTCCTAAATTAAAATCAGTTAATCGTTCTGTAAATTTAGATTCATTGACTTTTGTTTTTCTGTTACTCCATACAGCTTTCTGTGCAACACTACGACCAAATCCAACGATATCTCCTGCTTTGTTCTTCACTGCATGGATCTGAACTCTGGCAGATTCATATCTTCTTCCTGTTTCTTTACAGAAAGCTTTCAATGCCGCTTCCTGTTTCTTTAATCTTACAGATTCTTCATTAAAGCGATTCTGTAAAGTATTTTTCAAAGTATCATCTTTCGCTTCACTGATCGCTGAATTATATCCAGCAAGTTTCCTCTTTGTTTCTCTGATCTGTCGTTCATGACTTCTCTGCATCTGACTTGCTTCATATTCTGTAAATTGCTTTCCATTGTATTCCACATTCTTTGCAGAATAATCATCTAACATTTCTTGCGTATATGCTGGTGTCGATATTCCTGGGAAGAATGCATGGAAGTTATGGCGGCAATTCCAACCGCATAACCCTGGTCCTGTTCCATATCCTGTTGCTTCATAGAAGTTTTCATACTTCGGATCCGTCCCAGATAAACAAAAAACCTTCCCTTGCCATACGGCATGTTCCGGTCTTGCTCCTTCATGTGCAGTTGTTTCAACATAATCACAGTTCTGATCTTTTGCGTATTGCAAGTTCATTTCTGCTGCAGTCTGGTTTACTCCGGTAAGTACAGCTCTTCTTACCGCGACATCTAATTTATCGACATGCTGTGACGGATATAAGACTTCTGTTCCCTGCACTGCTGCCTCTTTGATCGCATCTGCAATTGCTTTGTCATAACTGAATGCTCCAGAACTAACTTTCATCTGTGCTCTATTACAAGCTTGTATGTAAGCTGACTGTGATCTTACTGCGGTTGTCATCGTGAGATTATCAAGTTCCTGGCATGTTTTTCTGATATTTGCTTGCAAGATTCTCTGCATTCCATTGGACTGATTTAACTTAATATCTTCTTTGCCTGCCTGTTTGTAATATACAGCCTCGTTCTTTAAATTCCTAACACCTGCTTCTTCATACATTCTCTGAACTTCATGCTTTTGATATCCAGATACCTGACTTACTCGCTTGATCGTATCTTTATAAACAAGACCTGCATTCTGTAAAACTTCAGCCTGATGTTTTGTTGACTCTGATACATTTCCCATCTTTACGATTCTTTTTGCCATATCAGATATGATCGTTATTGTCAGAGTGTCAATGATGCCAAGTAACTGATCGGAGAACTTTTCCAAATACTTCGGATCAAGCATCTGTGATCACCTACTCTTCCTGGATGGTAAAACGATCATCCTGTGCCGGCATCATTTTCAATGCTTCTTCCTCAGATACGCCATACTTGGCCGCAATGTATATTTCTTTTCGGATCAGTCCTGCAGTTGCATCCTGCTGCATACTCTGCAGTTCCTGTTCTTTGTCGATCACGATCGAATCGTCCCAGTCAAAACTGATCTCGTATTTCTTGCCACCATTTAGATTAGCAAGCTGTGCGATCACATCCATTGCATAGATTAATTGTTCTAATGCTTTCTGCAAAGCTTTTTGAATATCAGATACTGTGCTGTATGATCGTTGTTTACTTGTCTTAATCTCTTCTGCAGTCTTATCAACTGTGTTCAGATCGCTCAGAGTTCCATATGCCAATCCAGAATTAAACTCTACCCTACGAAGAATCGCATTAAATCCATTGATAAGGCTCTCATCACGGATCGGCGGTGCAAATACCTTGTACTGCTCCTTATCATCGTCAAAATCCATCATTCGGAAAAGTCTTTCTTTTCCTTTTGGAAGGTCAAATTCTCCGTTTTCTTTTCGCTTAAATAAGCTAACGTCTCCATCAATTGCTAATTCAGATCCCTCAAATTCCCATAATATCCTCGTCCATTGATAATCCGCTTCTTTGATGTCATCTACCGCTCTGGAATATACAGATACTCCCAACGGAGATGAATCATCAACGTTATTTGCGTTCGGAATCTTGAAATATGCAAATAACGGCTTCTTCACATTTATGATTGTGACGGTTTCTTCAAGATCGGCCCACTCCGGTACAGCACTAAGCGGTACTTCTTTTCCTAACACCTCAACGTTATCAAGGTCCTGCCTTACAAAAGCTTTGTTGATAATGTAGTATGTAGCCGTCTTTTCATCGTGTCGATGATATTCCAGTCTTGTATATACCTGTTTTCCTATCGTGACAGTTTCCATAAATACTGCTGCAATAACTTCTCCTCTGGAATTAAATTTTACAGGAAAGAACCGATCGGCCTGAACCATGTCCACTTCTATATGCCCATCCGACACGTAAGGCTTCATTGCAAGTCCACCCTTTGCACAGGCATATTCCGTATAGGTTCGTATATTATCAATCACAGTTTGATATTCATCATTCAGAAACTTATTCCCTGTGATCTCTGTCTTTAGTTCTAACGTAACAAGCCTTGCAAATTCTCCGGCAATGGCAGCAGGCAATCCGCAAAGCTTTAGATCTTTTCGTTTCCAAGGCGGCTGATTTTTATACATCTTCGACCAGAGATCAATTTCTCTTGCCATCTTGTCCGATACGGCAATATCAACTCCGATCGCATCCTTAATATTTTCTTTTCCAAGCATTTTTCTTATCACCTGCCTTATTCGCTCAATAATTTCTTTTATCATTTAATCAACTCCATTTTCGTTCACGTCTTACGATCGTGTAAGCAAAATATCTCACTGCATCCATGCAATGATCATGTTGCTTCACTGGTTTATCTTCTCCACGTTCCAATGCCTTATCATCCCAGATATAAGAGCCAAACTCTTTGATTGTTTCTTTACAACATTCAGAGAACAGTAATACACCTAGATTTAACAGATTTCCGACAAATCGAATACCATCAAGTACATCATTCTTTGCTTTCTTAACCTTGAATCCTCTTTTCTTAAGCTCTGCGATAAAGGATGCTGCTGCCGGATCGACAATGATCGATTCAACATTGATTCCTTCCAGGAACTCTTCCATGTCATCTGCATACTCTCCATCGGTCTTCTGCGTGGTCTCATCTCGGCCAGAATAGTAATATTCTTTCGTAGCAACCCACTGACCTTTCTGGTTCTTCTCCCATAAAAGATATACTGTCGCATTCTGTGTACCATAATCGACACTGACGTATTTACTGCCGGTTGTTGACTGCTTTTCTGATGTGGCATGCTTTTCTATATTAAACATGTCGTAAATAATTCCCTCAGCTACGGCCCACAGACCTAAGATATAACGTTTATAAAACACTCCGGTATACATTGCTCGATATCGAGCTTTAATTCGCTCAGATAAGCTTAAATTGTCGTCCATCGTAAAGTGTAGATAGACAAGTTTCTTTTCATCTGCACGATCAATCCAGTTAGTTTTAAACCAATGATAAGGTCCATCGGGGTTGCAGTTGAACCAGTATTTAGATCCATCAACGGAACATCGTCCTGTTGCCTGGTTAACAAAAGATTCAGGCATCAGTGCCACTTCATCAAAAAAGACTCCTGCAAGTGTGATACCCTGTATCAAGTCCTGTGATCGCTCATCCTTACCGCCAAAGATGTAAAAATAATTTTCTTTGCCACCTCTCCGGATAACAACTAAGTTATCAGCTCTGTGATCTTCAACGTGGTATCCTCGACTCTTAAGCATAAGCTTTAACCAAAAGAGTACGTTTCTCCGGAAAGAACCAATCGTCTTACCGCACATACCGAAGTTCTGGCCATTGAACGTTTCCATTGCCCACATTGCAAAGGATAAACACATAGAAACTGTTTTCCCCGATCGAATAGCTCCATCTGCTATGATTCCATCTTGATCATGCACTGGCGAATTTGGTAGCCACCAGGTAAGTATCTTTTTCTGCTTCTTAGAGAATGGCCGAAACTTAAAGACAGCTTTCTTTATTCTTCTTCCCATACATCTGCCACCTCACCTTTTAAGGCTTCGATGAATCCATCGTCTTCTGTCTCTTCTTCGGATGTTCCGGACATGATCGCTGTCTTAGCTCTAATCTGTTCGATCTTCGCTTTCTGTTCAGCTGTAGCAATATCCATATGGTCTGCAAGCCATTGCAAAGCTTTCATCTTATCAACCAGCTTAATGCTCGCTCCGTCTTTTCCTTGCTTCACTTCCGTGATCAGCGTTCCATCAACATCTTCAGATTGTTTGAATTTCACAGTATTAACTTCTTTTTCGAGAACCTCTTTTTCTCCAGTTTCTTTGTTTTCTACCATTACTGGACCAAAAGCACCCATAACTTGAATATTTTCTCGCCCAAACGATACATAATCTGTTACATCCGCAAATGCAATATCCATAAACTTTTGAAAGATATCTTCCTGCTTTAGCAATTCTCTGTTCATATGATTCTGCTTTAGCTGTTCAATCTCTTTTCTGATCACTGGATTCTTCATAAGTCTGCTTCCTAATACGGCAGCAGATGCATAAGTACATCCTGGATAAGCTTTCATGTAAGCTTTCGTGTAATTAAACATCCTAGATTGATACAAACAAAAAAGCTGCTGCTGATCGGTAAGTTCATCGTTGATCACGACCTGACTTACATCCTCTGCAACGGCTTCTTTTTTGTGTGCACCCTTTTTATTTTGTGTGCACCCCTTTTGGATGCATTTTGTCTTTTTGTTCCTCGACCATGCGTATCGTTTCTTCCACGATTTCACAGTATTCATCGAGACTCCATACTTGGTAGCAATGTCTTTATACTTCATTCCGGCTACATAATCAGATTCTGCCAATATGTAGTTTTTTTCTTCATTCACACATTACCACCCTCCTTCTTCAGGTACTCGCATAGTTTCTCACATTTCTGAGCATTACTGCATCGAATTATTGTATCCACTTTACAACCAGTCCCTACATATCCTCTGCTCATAACCTGTGTTTCAGGTTTGAACTCTTCACAGTTCTGGCAGTAATCTTCTACTTGTAATCTGATCATATGTTTTCCCTCCTATATTTCAAATGGACCTCCGGGGACTCGAACCCTGGACCAATCGGTTATGAGCCGACTGCTCTGACCTGCTGAGCTAGAGGTCCTTATGCCGGATTGCTCCGGCTTTTATTCTTCTGTGTGACATGTATTTGTCAGCTTATACACGTCCTCATATAGTTCCTGTTTGTCTCCGTTGTACGTGTATTCTGCATAGATACCGTCCCCACTTACTGTAGTAGATACCAGGCATTTGTAATTCTGCAAGGTCTTGCAGCTCCATACAACAAATACATTACTCAGATCAATCGGTTGAACGTCGTTAGGTCCTTTTTGTGGGTTATCGCTCTTGTTATACCAATCAACCATTTTTCTTTTGCAAACACTCTGAAAGTGATCCATTCCTGTAATAATCATTTTGCTTCTCCTTTTACTCAGACATCAAATCTACATTTTCAATCGCTGCCCTTGCTTCAAGCACTGCAATATACTCAGACATTGCTTTGATCTGCATGTTGTAAATGCTACGAGGGCAAGTTGGTTCAAACTCAAGTGTTCCATCATCCCACTTTTTAAGCATTCCCTTTAATCCTTCATAACGAATTACTAACTGAGCATATTCTGCCTTGAAACGTTCTTTATAATCTGTACTTATCATGCCAACAGCTGTTGCCGGTAATTTGTTTTTGTCATATTCGATATAATCAGTTTCGAACATTTCTTTTGGCAACCACTGCTCATGTCCATTCTCATATTCCATCAAGTATCCTTCATCCATCGGATCTTCATCTGCAGGAATCTGCCATCCTCGATAATCGTTATAATCACCGCGTGTCATAGGTTCTGCTTTAACGATTTTTGTTCCAATATACTGTTTCATTCGTTACCACTCTTTCTAAATTTACGCATAAAAAGACTCGGGGTCCGAAGATCACCCGAGTTCATTCAACTTACAAGAAGAGTATCAATATGAAGTATCGCTTCATCTAATCGCTCTATCCTATATATTAGCCTATTTTTTGCGAACGTGACCGAACATTTTCTAATTTTCTTGAAAAAATCTTGTATTTCTCATTCTACAACTGTCTTCTGTATAAGCTACTCTTCTTTTTGGATGTAACTGATTCATCTTATGTGCTACCTGCAGCCACGTCATGCCATCAATGTAATAAAATCTAAACATCATTCTCAGTTCGCTCTTCTCGATACTGTTTATGTACTCTTCTGCCTGGTTCATAAGCTCCAGAAGTTCATTTTCCTTTTCGAGCAACATTGCTTTTCGCTTATTAAGCAATAATCTCTTTCGGCTAAGTTCTGGTACCGGCATACCTTCCACTACAAAATGCTGTATTCCACCCATGCCTCCAGATACCGTGTCTTTTACGGTTCCTTCTTCTGCAATTCTTAAGATCTGCTTTTCAGTCTCTGTGATTCTTCTCCTTAAATCTTTAATTTCTTCTTTCATGTCACAATATTGGATCAGTACGTTCTTGTCCACGTTCTCCCCTCCTGTTACGATTTATTATCTGCTGCCTTATCCGATCCGCCATCTCCTGATACTCTTGCTTGTATTGCACCTGATCGGCACAAATGCCCATGCAGATTATCTCTGCACAGGCTTTACATGGATCTACCATATCTTTCTTCCACCTTTTTGCTTCATCAGGTTTCTTTTGTAAAACTTCCCTTTGGTTGTCGAATAGTATTTGTCTTTATCTTCTTTTTTCTTTTGTCTTATTGCCTGCATACTTAACTTCCATGCAGTAAATTCAGTACACTTTCTTCGGCATTCAACTCGTTTTTCTCTTTCTCCACCATGATCACACTTGAAACATGGACAATCTTGATATCCAATTTATGTATCACTCCTTATAATTTGTTCAGTGGACATTCTTCATCGCATATCCTTTTATATTTTTCATGATCATTCGGCGTTATTCTTGGATATACGCAATAACCATCACACATCTCAGTTCTAACTTCTTCCAAGATGTCCGTTACTGTCTTCACTCTCTCATAATCCTCTTTCACGACACCTGTAAGATTCTCTGTTATTGTCATAACTCATCCCTCTCTTTCGCTGCAGCACAGAGTGACATCACTGCCACTCCTGCAACTGCTCCGATAAATAATCCGCTTAAAAATCCAACGATCATAAATTAACCCTCCATCGTATTCTCAAACCTGTATTTTTGCCTTGCATCTGGATATTTTTCGTGATCTACTTCACTCATAAACATCTGTAATGGTCTTGCATAGATTCTTTGCATTTCTTTTGTAGCAGCATATACTACAAGCAATTCATTTGTCTCCGTATGGCGAGCAACATTAAGAACAACATATAAGTTCCCTTTAAAGTGTTTGTACACTTCGTAAGGTTTTGGCATGTGTCGTCCATTTAGCATTTTCGCCACTCTTTCTATTTTCTCTATTGTCTTTCCCATATTCTTAACGCTCCTTTATTCCAAGTGGAATGTTACATTCTGCATGATTGATCCCAGTATCAAAAATTTAATAGCTTGATAGCAATCTTTTTTTCGGTCGGAATAAAAATAAATTCCATAACATACGATTGTTAGTGTTAAACTTAATACTTTTACAGCATCTTTTGTTGTTATCATTTCTTACTGCCCCCCCCCACATCGTAAATCTCACATGATACTACTTCGTTTCCTGTTCCGTTATCTGTAACCTCAACATCCACGTCATATCCGGAACCCACCAGAGCATCAATGATGATACTCTGGATGGATTCTTCTTTTGTATGGATGTAGGCTTTTCCTAATCTTTGTCTTACTTTGCCCATTACTCTTCCTCTAGTTCTTTTTGGATTTCGCTTGTTAATTCACAATAATAATTATCTATTACTTCTTGACACATTTGAGTTAGTGCATTAATGCTTGATAAACAAAGCATATTTTCTTCATAAATTACATAAGCTGGTGTTTCTCCATCTTCTTTGTATAAACATTCAAATGCAATAACATATATTTCATTTATCTCATTACAATCTTTTAATTCGCCTCTTTTTCTATATAATTTTTTAATAAGTCTTTTATAAAATCCTACCAAGATTTTCATAGCTCCGTCTTCATCTTGGTCCAGATTATAAATTATTTCTGGCTGATTCATAATTGTACAAATGATTGTCTTTTTAACTGCATCCTTGAATTGTGTCTTTGTAATCATATTCTCTTCTCCTTCCAGCTGATACATCAACTGTTGTATTGTTTTATTAATTGATGTATTAAATGATATATTAGTTAATCCTTAACTTTCTTTAACAATTAATAGAAACGGTCTTTCTGCATTTCATCATCAACTTCCTTTGGTATCGGAATCGGTTCAAAGTCATCGCTTTCCCCATTCATAAATTTAATCAAGGCATCTATGTTCAAGTCATCTATGTAGTT